GAGCAAATTATCTGCTAAACAACGTATGTTGGCCACTTTGAAAAAACAAGACGGTTACAACACTTTTACAACCAAACAAGCTCAAGCTCGTTTCGGCATCACCAACGTATCTGCTCGTATTGATGAACTGCGCCAAGAAGGCCATGTAATCTATACTAACAAACGTACTTTGGAAGATGGTCGTAAGATTACTTACTACCGTATGGGTACACCAACTAAAGCTTTGGTACAAAAAGCACTCAAAGCAGGCTATTCTTTTACTGCCTAATTTAGTTTGAAGCGGGAGTCCACCGAAAGGTGGTACTCCTTTTTTTTATAACATCGGAGTACAAATGGAAATATCAATTAAAAAAGAAGATTTACAAACAAAAAGTCTGTTTGTAGCAACACCAATGTATGGTGGTATGAACCACGGTTTATACATGAAGGCTTGTTTGGACTTACAAGGTCTTTGTTTGCAATACGGAATCCAAGTCAAATTCTCATTTTTATTCAATGAGTCCCTAATTACTCGAGCGAGAAACTATCTCGTTGATGAATATATTAATCGTTCCGATTGTACTCATATGTTGTTTATTGATTCCGATATTCATTTTAATCCACAAGATGTTATTGCTTTATTGGCTATGGACAAAGATGTTTCTGGTGGTCCTTATCCCAAGAAAGCGATTAAATGGAAAGCAGTCAAAACTGCCGTAACTAAAAATCCAAGTATTGATCCTGGTATGTTGGAAAAAGTTACTGGTGATTACGTTTTTAATCCAGTTAAAGGTACTGCACAATTCTCCGTAACTGAACCTTTAGAAGTTTTGGAAATTGGTACAGGCTTTATGATGATTAAGCGTGAAGTATTTAAGAAGATGCAAGAAGCATATCCTTCAATTCGTTACAAACCAGACCATGTGGGTCAAGCACACTTTGACGGTTCTCGTTATATTCATGCTTACTTTGATACAGTAATCGATACAAAAGATTCAATTACTGGTGGCGGTTCTGACCGTTATCTTTCAGAAGATTATATGTTCTGTCAGATGTGGCGTAAAATTGGTGGCGCAATTCATCTTTGTCCTTGGATGAAAACTTCACATATTGGTACATATCATTTCCAAGGAGATATGCCAGCTGTTGCTAATTTTGTCGGAGAAATGTAATGGCAGAATCAAACTACTCTACAGGCGATAAACTAGGTAATACATTTACTATACCTATGTCTAAAGAAATGAAAGAGTATAACGAAGCAACAAAAGGTCGTAAATTTGATGGTGGTAAATTGGAATATGGTTTACTACCACCATTAGCACTAGAAGAAACTGTTAAGGTATTAACTTTTGGTGCTCAGAAGTATGAACGGGATAATTGGCAAAAAGTACCAGATGCCAAGCGTAGATATTTTGATGCACTACAACGCCATGTTTGGTCATGGAAACAAGGCGAACAAATTGATCCCGAATCTGGTATACATCACTTGGCACACGCAATGTGCTGCTTGATGTTTCTGTATGAACATGATATAATGTATTCTTTAAATAATGGAGAAGTAAAATGAAGTTGTCAAATGAAACACTAACCGTATTGAAAAACTTTTCAAATATCAATCAAGGTATTCAATTCAAACAAGGTACTAAACTTACCACCGTTTCGGCCGGTAAAACAGTATTGGCACAAGCAAATCTTAAAGATGAATTCCCACAAGATTTTTGTGTCTATGATTTGAACCAATTCTTATCGGTACATTCTTTACACAAAGATTCTGATTTATCTTTTGATGATTCAAATGTAATTTTTAAATCTGGTCGTTCAAGTACCAAGTATCGCAAGACGGCTAAAGAGATGATTGTTACTCCTCCAGAAAAAGAAATTACACTTCCTTCTGTTGATGTATCGTTTGCTTTATCGGAAGAAGATTATAACAATATTATGAAAGTGGCTAGTGTACTTTCTTCACCCCATATTGCTGTAGAATCTGATGGTGATGCAGTTCAATTGGTTGCTTTTGATGCACTCGACAATTCCGCACACACCAACTCTATTCAAGTTGGAGAAGGTAATGGAAAGAAATACAAAATTGTTTTCAAAACAGAAAACATTAAACTTATTCCTGGAAGTTATGCTGTTGAGATTTCTTTCAAAGGTATTGGCCACTTTAAAAACACCAAAGATGACATCCAATATTGGATTGCATTCGAAGCTAAAGAAACTAAAACAGGAGAATAATATGTTAATCTATTTTACAGACGCAGTATCACAAAACAAAATTGCAATTAATACAGAATATGTAACTGGAGTTTTTATTGCTAATGATGACGAACACAAAGGCAAAACAGTAGTTGCTTTGTTGAATGGTTCGTTTTTAGTTACTGAATCACAGATTGATGCTGTAGGCATGATTCAAGGCCAGTTGAAATAATGGCCATCTCTACCGTACAAACACTATTTGGTTCTTTAGATGAAACTCAATTAAAGGCACTCAAGGGTGCCATTGAAGAAATCAACGTTTCAATGCAACAAATTGAATTTAAGAATAATGAAATCAAAGATATTGTTGATGCCACTTATGATTCATTGAAAGTACCTAAAAAGATTATTAAACGCATGGCAAAAGTATATTACAATCAATCTATTCAAACTGAGATTGATGAATTTAAAGATTTTGAAGCATTATTTGAAGCAATTACGGAAGTAAAATAAGTAGTATAATATATTATGGGAGTATGTGATGGAACATTTATTGTGGGTCGAAAAATATCGACCAGCTAAAGTGGATGATTGTATCTTACCTGATGCAATCAAATCCACATTCAAAGATTATGTTTCTCGTAAAGAGATTCCAAACCTATTGTTGTCAGGCTCTGCCGGAGTCGGTAAGACAACAATTGCCAAAGCACTATGTCAAGAAGTTGATTGTGATTATCTTGTAATCAATGGATCTGATGAAAACGGTGTAGATACCATTCGTGTCAAGATTAAGAACTATGCGTCATCTGTCAGTTTGGCCGGTGGTCGTAAAGTCATTATTATCGATGAGGCAGATTATCTAACACCAAACGCACAAGCAATTCTTCGTGCCTCGATTGAAGAATTTGCATCTAATTGTTCATTCATTTTTACTTGTAACTTTAAAAATCGTATCATCGACCCAATTCATTCACGGTGTTCAGTTATTGATTTTAAAGTTAATGGAAGTAAAGCCAAAATGGCAGGAGCTTTCTTTAAACGTGTTGAATGGATTTTAGAACAAGAAGGAATTACATATGACAAAGAAGTTGTCGCAGCTGTTATCACGAAACACTTTCCGGACAATCGGAGAATTCTCAATGAACTTCAGCGATATTCTGTTTCAGGTGTTATCGATAAGGGTATTCTTGGCTCTGTTTCTGATGTTCAACTTGGCACGTTGGTTACATCCTTAAAAGAAAAAGATTTTGCATCTACTCGTAAATGGGTTACCACAAATCTCGACAATGATCCAGCAAAGATTTATCGTAAGTTATATGATACATTATATGAATTATTGAAACCCAATTCTGTACCACAGTTGGTTCTTATTCTAGCTAAGTATCAATATCAAGCAGCATTCGTTGCTGACCACGAAATCAATATGATTGCCTGTTTAACTGAAATTATGGTAGATTGTGAGTTCAAATGAAAATAGGATTTAATTGTTCTTGTTTTGATTTGTTTCATGCTGGTCATGTTACCATGTTGAAAATGGAAAAAGAACTGTGTGATTACCTCAAAGTGGCTCTGCAAGTTGATCCTACAACTGATAGACCAGGATTAAAGAATAAACCAGTACAGTCAATCTATGAAAGATATGCTCAAGTTCAAGCTTGCCGATATGTCGATGAAATTTTGGTTTATGATACTGAAAAAGAATTACTCAATCTTATTATGACACAAGATATGAATATTCGTTTTTTAAGTGATGAATATTTGTATAGAGATTTTACAGGTAAACAATATTGTATGGACAATGGTATAGAACTATTCTATCATAAACGCCAACACAGTTATAGTACAAGTGAATTGAGAAATCGTGTATATCAACAAGAAAAGAATCGGTTGGAAGAAAAAGGAATTGTTGATATTCCACAATATTCTCCAGAACTTTTAAGGAAGAATAATGAGTAAGTTGACAAGAGAACAAATGATGGAATCGTTGGGTACTGTTGGAGAGAAACTTACTTCAAATTATTTTACCAAAGCGGGTTTTAAAGTTGAAACCTCACCTTTTAAATATGATAAAGAAAAGGATATGGTAATTAATGGTATAAATGTGGAAGTCAAAACACAAGCACCCTTTTCTAAATTGGATGCTTTCACTTTTAATCCAAATCAACTTTATAAATGTACTAAAGTTGGATGTTTGATTTTTGTGGCGGCACCACATCCAACCTTTAGACATTATGCTGATGGATGGATTTATCAAGCCATACCTGGAGAATTTAAACATTACAATTATAGTGATAAAAAAGGAAATCCAAGAATTGTAATTCCAATTAAACAAGATGCTTTGAAACCTCTATTTCAGGTGACTCCTGAGGAGGCCACAGAATTAACAAGGTATGTTTATACGGAGTATAAAAATGCCAGAATTATTTAAAGATATTATACCATCCATTCTTCAATCTAAAAAGAATGTATTTGTTGATGAGATGGATTATCGTGATTACAAACCCTTTATTGTTAATCGTTCTTTGTCGTATCATATGGATTGTGTATTATATGTAAATGAAATGAATGTTCATTGTTCCATTGATCCGGACATGCAATATTCATATCTTCTAAATACCATAAGACCTATGAAAAGGAAATTTCAACCTTGGCAGAAATCAGAGGTCGACAAGGATATAGATTGTGTGAAGCAGTATTTTGGCTATTCTAATGAAAAAGCCAAGGACGCCTTACGGATTCTTACAGAAGAACAAGTCGCTGAAATAAAAGCAAAAACAAATAAAGGCGGAATGAACAAATCATGATTTCAATTATTGATTTAGTTGAAGTTACATTGGGTGAAAAAGATGATTTTCTCAAAGTGCGTGAAACTCTTACTCGTATCGGTGTAGCTTCCAAAAAAGACAGAATACTCTATCAATCTTGCCATATTCTACATAAGCAAGGTCGATATTATATCGTACATTTCAAAGAGCTGTTTGCTTTGGATGGTAAACCAACTGATATTTCTGAGAATGATTTATCTCGTAGAAATGCCATTGCTAAACTCCTATCCGATTGGGGTTTGGTAAAGTTGGTTAATATCAAACAAATTGAAGAACCGCCTCCTATCTTCCTATCACAGATTAAGATACTTTCCCACAAGGAAAAAGATGATTGGGAATTAACTCCTAAGTACAATATTGGTAAAAAACCAGGGGCCTATTGACAAAGTAGTAGAAATATGTTATAAATATACTTGTGATGCCGTAGGTGTCACATTTTAAATACACACACACACAAAGGAAATAAAATGACAAAAAATGTCAATACACAATTACCAGAAGTAAAATTCAACAAAAACGGATATGAAATCCGCACAGAAGTCCTCGATATGGCCAAAGGTCTTATCACCGAGGAATACCATTCAAAGTTTGCCGGTTGGGAACTAAGCGCTAAGCGTGATGAGAAAACTGGCCAAGTTGTTACCACAGTTGGTATGCCAACATTTCCAGGCCTCGATGAGGTACTATCTGCCGCAGAAAAGATGTATGCATTTGTTAATACTGGTTCGAGTAAGAAATGAACTGGTGGCCTGTTACAGATGAAGAATGGGAAGAATTGAATTATCCCAAATCTAAGTAGTGGTAATAAAGAAAGGACTGATTGACAGTCCTTTTTTTTTATGTTAATATGGTTATATTATGAGAACTATGAACCCAAAAATCAAATCAAAATTATTGAAACTTCGTG